TCGGCCATTCACCGGTACCCAGTTGGTATTTCTGAGGTACTGCTTCGGTCGTGGTGGCATCAGTGATCCGGGTGCGAACCGTCGTGTTGATGCCGTCCGTCGTGGTGGTCACCGTCGTGGTAGTGACGGTAACCCGGGAACCAGCAGTGGTAGTCACCGGGGTTTCCACAACACCATCGACATCACCCGCTACGAAAGCACGGGTGACTGTTTGATCGGAGCGGGTGCTTTGCACGGACTCCGCGACCATCACCATCAACAGTGCTTCGTTATACCCAGCCAAGGCTTCCAACGTAACTTCGACCGACAGGTCCGGAATTACTGTTTCAGCTTCGTGCCGAAATTCGATGGTGTAACCACGGGTATCCTGAGATGGGGTAAAGCCCTGCAGCGCACCGAGTGCGCCATTGAAAAGATCTGCAGGATCCACGTTATCGGTCACGACTGGTTTCTGGAACCAGCGGACATCAGCGTCTGAGCTGAACCCTGCGGGAGGGGTGGCCATCAAACCTGTGATGGCATCCCAACCATACGTTGCATTGAGATAGTTCTCGATGACTGCAGAGGTATTGCCCTGTGTCAGATAGGCGTCCAGCACCTTATATCGGCCTGGGCCGAACTTACCATCGAGCAGGGTTTGTACCGCATCCTCGAAGTCCTGGTATTCCCACAGGTCTATCGATGCGGTGGGTAGCCCCTGCTCGGACAAGGCAGCGTATTTGTAGGCCCGCTTCAGCTTCACCCCGAGGGATGACAGGTATAGCCGGGGCAGCTTCTCTCCGATGCTTTGGCCAGAGGCATTCAAGTAGATCAATGCCTGTTTCAGATAGTTCGGACGATCAGCTGCATCACCTGCAATGTTGTAGGTGACGCTAGATACCGTAGTGATCGTCTTGCCTGAAAACAGTCCCATAGAAAACAGGGGGGAGTTTCCTCCCCCCTTCCTGTTACGGAGCGTCGGGCACCATGCCCACGGTGGACATGTATTCCTTCATTGCCGGATCGATGTAGGCATTGAGGAAGCTGTCCGGAGGGGTCCAGCCGTCGTCCACCGTCTTCTGCGTGGTCCAGGCATCCGAAAGCAACTTGGCAGCCTTGTTCATGCTGTCGTGGATGTAGGACTGACGCTGTTGGTCGTAAAGCGACTTCTGCGAGCCAAGGATGCCGCCGACCGGGATCATGTCACCGATGATGGTGTTCTTGGTCTGGGCACGAGCCGCGTCGATCTGTTCGTCGATGAGACCCAACTGCTTGGACTTCAGGTTCTTGTCGATGGCCACCGAACCAGCAACCGGAGCACCACTGAGCAGAGTGTCCTTGGTGGCAGCACGAGCTGTGTCCACCTGCTCATCGATCAGCTTCTGCTGTGCTTCCTGAGCCAGGATGCTGTGATAGGTCTCGCCGATCTTGGTCTTCATCGAGACCAGACCACCCTGTGCGACGTTGGCCTCGATCTGCATCTTGGCCAGGCCCATCTTGGCCGTGAGGGTTTCGAGCACCTTGCTGCTGTGATCCTGCAGCAACGAGGCTTTCTGGATTTCCAGCAGTTCGGCCTGACGCTTCGATGTCTCACCCGCCCAGGCTGCTGCAGTCGAAGCCACCAGGTAATTGGCACCCTGCGTCAGCGCCAACTCGATGCCAGCGATGTACACCTTGCCCCATTCGGCACCACTGAGGCGCTGCTTCTTGTACTGGTCATCGAGGTGCTTGTTGACCGCCTTCATGATCACGTCGAAGGCACCATTGCCGGTCAACGTGTCCTCACCAGCCGTGAGGCTGGCAAGGGTCAGTGCTGGGAAGTCCCCGACCACACTTGGAGTGAAGGTCGGTGGCTGCGTGATCAGGTCAACCGCAGCCAGTTCCAGCGGGATGCTCAAATCGAAGGTCAACCCCGACAAGAGTGGGGTGTAGATGTCATTGATCTCTGCGACCAAACTTGCCGGGGTTGTCGTCATCGATTAGTCCTCGGTCGCCAGGGCAGCAGCCTGCTTGGCTGCGATGCGCTCGCGTTGCTTCTCGTCCAGCGGATCCAGGTACTGGATGTTGTAGCGCGGGACTTCACGGGTGACGATCTCGCGACCATCCTTGCGGGAGCTGTGCAGGAACAGCTTCGACTCCTTCAGGGTCTCCAGCACGATCTCCGGGACATGCCACGGCTTGTTGAAGTGGAAGTAGAACCGGAGGCTACCCACCTCGCCGTTCGACACCGAGATGATGTCGCCGGACTGGTCAGCCTTCTGCGGATCGTTGCAGGTGATCATCACCCGACGCAGTCGCTTGGCCGGGTGGATTTCCTTGTCCGCTTTCGTCAGCGGCTTCGGCTCTTCGGAATCGGCATCCGGTTTGGCCACGTCCGTTCCGGGATCGGGCTCGTCCTTCAGCTTGGCCGTGATCTTGGCAGCGATGGTCTCGTTCTTCGCGTTCGGATGGACGGAGATGCCCATCAGGGCCGCCTTTGCCAGGAGCTCGGCACGGTAGCCTTCGTCTTCCACCGACGGCGTGGTGACTTCGGTATCGGGGTTGGTCATTGCAGATGGTCCTTTTGAGGATGCACATAAAAAAACAGGGGCTGGATTGCTCCAGCCCCTGCATCGTACCTGTTACGTCCCAGAATTACAGGACGGGTGCAACGGTCAGGATCAGACCGAGGCGCTCCGGACGCTGGATCAGGGTGGCGTACCACCACTGGATCGAGCTGAAGCCCTTGTTGCCGTACGGGTTGTCCAACGTCGCCATGCCGGCACCCGGCTTGTTGATGATGATGTTGAACTTGGTGCCGTTCTGCGTGGTCTGGAAGCCGACCGTGGCGAACGCATCGTCACCCACGACCAGCATCGGGAAGACCCGGTACTTGTCGGTGGCGAGGTCGGCGTACAGGTAGCCGTTCGAGGTGCCGTTGACGGTCAGGCTGGCACCGTCAGACCAGCTCTGCATGTCGGGATGCACGACCACGCGGAAGTGGTACAGGGTACCGATTTCGCCGTTGAGGATCGCACCACCGGCCGCGTACTTGTGCACCGGCACGAACGCCGGATCGCTGTTGCTGTCGAGCATGTTCTCGACGGTCGGCTGCAGTTCCGTGCCGATGAACATCGGGCGGGCCGAACCGATGGTCTTGGTATCGGTCAGGTTGGTGCCGGTGTACATCTTGAAGGACTTCGGGGTCTCGGCGTTGTCGAGCATGATGCTCAACGCCTGGACATCCTTGTACTTCACGAGGGACGCGGCTGCACCGCCTTCACCGGTGATCGTGCCACGGCTGGTGGCCGCACCCGCGTAACGGATGGTCTGGGCACCGGCCAGCAGGTGCATCATCAGCATGTCTTCGCTGATCTTGCAGGCCGCGTTGACCAGTTCATCGGAGAAGTGCGAGACCAGGGCCGAGTCCGAGTCGAACTGTTCGGCTTCGTCCGACCACTCCAGGAACATGCCCAGGCGGGTGATCGTGGCGGTACGCTGCAGACGGGTCAGGCCGACCTTGTTGGGGCGGTTGCTGTTCTCGGTGATCAGCGGCAGCTTCGCCGTGATCGCAGCGATGTCCTTGGACGAACCGTACAGGTTGCCCGCGATCACCGTGGTGCCGTCGGCTGCGAGGCCTTCCGCGTAGGTGTTGCGGTCGTCGAGGATCGGGACGTACAGGTCCTGGACGATGGTCTTGCCCATGTTGCGCGGGATCGACTTGGCCGACGGAGCCAGTTCGTGCAGGTACTGCTTCTGGCGGGCCTCGATGAGGGCCTGCTTCTCGTACTTCAGGAGGACAGCCTGCGGACCGATGTCCGAAGCGGTGCCCGGAGGGGCGTTGTAGGTGATCGTCACGGCGGGGATTCCTTGTTATGCGGGCTTGTGGTGTTTGAGGAACTCCGCATCCGACATGGTCAGGTAGTTCGGCGTGGCCGTTGCCGGTGTGGGCGTGGACCGTACCGACGCTGCCTTGGCCGCTGCAGGGTTCGGAGTTACAGGTTGAGAAGCTACCGCAGGCTTTACAGCGACTGGCACCGGAGTTACGGCTGGTGTCTGTGCTGGCAGTTCCTGCTGGGGAGCCAGCAAGCCCTTCTCGTGCATGTCATTGCCGACCGCCAGGTAGGCATGGATGTACGGAAGGTTGGCCACTGAGGGATCGAATACCTTGCGGCGTTCTACCTCGGAAGAGATCTTGTCGTAGATGCCCGACTGCTTATGACCGAAGATCAGGTTCAATGCGTTGGGATCTTTGAAGACCTCAGCCCTACTGGTAACGTCCCAGTCCTGTGCCACATGAGTCAGGAATTCCGTGCCGCCTTGCTCTCGAATGCTATCGACTGAGGTGCGGAACTGAAGCTGTTCTTCAGGCAGTACATGGTTACCTGGGGTGTACGGTTGAGCATCTCCGCTGGGGATCAGTTGGTGGGGTTCGAGACCCGCACTCTGAACCAGGGCAACGATAGCCTCTGGGTTCTTTTTGGAGATGTCAATTAGTTCGTTGATTTTGGACTCGTCCAGCAGCCCGTGTTCCTTCAACGTCTCGATGATCCGGCGATGCGGGGCAATCTTGGACATGCTCTGGTGGAAGCCGACACCCATCTGCATGAGCTGGACGGCTTCCTCCGGAGTATTGACGGTGATCTCCTTCCCACCCGCCTTGAACGTCTTGCCGATGATCTGGCTATAGGCCGCCTGGTAATCGATGGGAGTTTCGGCTGGCGTGGCCGGCTGCTCCTCCACCACTGGCGGCGTGACCACCGCTGGATCGGGGGTCTCGACAACAGCCGGTGTCTCGACGACGGGGGTTTCCACCACCGGAACTTCCGGGGTCTCCGGGGTTTCGACTACCGGTGGTTCTTCTTCGACCACCGGGGTTTCAGCAACCACAGGCGTCTCGACGACTGCCGGGGCTTCCGTGGAGATGTTGTCGAATTCCTTGCGGAACTCGTCGTCCGACATGGTCAAGACGTTCTGTGGTTGCGACATGGCTTAGGCCTCCGGCATTTCGTTGATGTCGCTGTCGCCGGCATCGAGGGGCATGTGCTTCTGCGCCTCGATCTCTTCCAGTGCCTGCTTGGACATGTCGGCCTTCCACAACACGACCCGGACGAAGGCCTGGAATGCGCCGATGGCGTGGATGTCGTTCCGGATGTCCTTCTGCATCTTGACGAACTGCTCCGGTGGCAGGCTCATCATCTGGTTGTTCGGGCACCAGCGGTACGAACCGCCGACATCACCGAGCAGGCCAGCCAGGCGAGCCGGCTCTTCCTTGTAATACACCTCGCCCACGATCTCGGCGAAGTCCGGGTTGTTCAACAGACGCTCCATGGCTTCACCACGGGCGATCTGCTTGTTGGCTTCTTCGATGGTCAGATCAACTTGCTGGTTCATTGTGAAACTCCTTACTCACGGCTACGGGATATTGCGTTGAAGATGATAGCTTGATCGACCATTGGCAGACTACCGTCCTCTCCCTTTTTGGGATTCAGTAGTGCCTTGGTGACTTCCAGGTCCTGATTGGCTTCGGCTTGAGCCTGGCCTTTCTCCATCTCGCGGGCATGGGTCGTACCCGTTTCGTTCTCGACGAATTCGAGGTCTTTCTTGTCGGCGGTGGAGTTGGCCAGCCGAGTCTGACCCATGAAATAGGCAGCTCGGGCATTCGACTCGGCAGCATCGGCATTGAGCTTGGCGACCTTGGCCTGCAGTTCTGCCAGCGCGGCCTGCTGCATTGCTTCCTGGATCGGATCCGGTTGCGGCTCGTAATGTTCGAGGTCGTGCGCGAGCTCGTCCATTTTGTCGAGGCGGGCAATCTGCGCCATGATCTTGAAGCAGATCTTGTTGTCCACCTTGGGGCCGACGGTCTGCAACATGAAAGCCAGCTTCTGCGACTTGGCGGCATCGGCTTCTGCCGATGACACCTCACAGGTCACGTCGTACTTGCCCTGGATGTCTTCCTTGCGAACCGTAACGAACTTGTCGTTGGTGATGCGAACGATCTCTTCCTCGGAGAGGAAGGCCATGTTCATCTGGGTGACCTTGGTACCGACCTGGCCCACCACCTTCGCCAGTCGTCGCAGGATGCTCGTCTCGCGCTTGCTGGATGCTGCCAGCACACCCTTGACGCCGGCTGCTACGGAACCGTAGGCATCGCCGTTCATGTCGTTGTTGAAGGTCTGCACACCCGTCAGCGAACCTGCTTCCTGGGTGTTGAGCGCGATCATGTCCAGCGCCGAGTTCGGGATCGCCGGGAACGTATGCTGGACCAGCATCTGATCCGGACGGCCGAGCATCGGGTTGTACTGGTAGTCCATCCCGTTCTCGAACCGACGCTGGTTCGGGATATCGAGGAAGCCCTTCGGCACACCTTGCTGGGCGTTGGCACTGCGACCCATCAGATCGACGATGCCACGGGTCAGCGCACCGACCGTCATTTGGTTCTCGATCAGCAGCTCGGCATCCGGCTCACCGAACAGGCTGTGACGCTTCGGCATCAGCGTACCGATGGCATACGGCACTTTCTTGTCCGGGAACGGCGTCTCTTCCAGCTGGATCAGGATGTCCCCGACCCAGGTGGCAACGATGGATACCAGGTTGCCGTCGCCTTGGATGTCGCGGAAACCGTGGTANCGGTAGGCCACNACCTTGTTGCGGGCCTTGCCTGCCATCTGGAATGTCTGTGGCGTGTTGGTCTTGTGNTCCACCTCGNCCAACAGGGTCAACTGTTCCCACGGAATCAGATCGAGATTCTTGTAGATCCCTTTCGCCTTCATCTCACCGTAGTTCGTCTCGAAACTGCGGATGGCGAACATGGCTTTGTCGAGCTTGCCGTTGCACGACGGATCGATGAATAGGTTACGGAGATCGCAGATTTCTGCGGTTGGGTGGTTGTACTCGTAATACTGGACTTCGGTTTCCTGGGTCGCACCAGTATCGAGTGCCGTCACCCACTTTTCCTGCCTCTCCGATTCTTCAGCAGAAGCACGGATTGCAGGGTCGAGGTTCTTGTATTCGTTCGGGTTGCTGCCTTTCAGTTCCAGCACGGCCTGCAGCTGCTGAATGACTTCAGCCTCGTTTGCCGGCACTTCGTAATAGGCATAGACCGGGACCGTTTCCATGCGGGTCTTGACGACCTGACACCAACCCAGTTCCACGGCAACCGTACCGTCATCGACCGCTGCACGAACCAGGTCATCGATGAAATCGACCTTGTCGATCACCGTTCCGAACTGGTAGTTCAGCAACAGCTGTGCCTGCTGTGCCGCCTTGGGGTCTTCCCAGGTCCGGCCTTTGCAAGTGAACAACGTCTCTTGACCCAGGAACGGCTCGCTCAATGCGGGGTAGCGCCATTCGGCATGCTTGCGGATCAGCTTCGGGGACACACTGGAACGTCCCTTCACCTTCTTCGGGGCGGCCTCACCGAGGCAGTGCATGTGGTCCCGCCACCGTTCGATGTCCAACACCATCGCATCGTGCGATGGCTTGGCTGCCGTGAGGTCAGCCTTCAGGTCACTGATGGTGGGTGCGTTCTTCCACTCTGGTTGCAGCTTTTCCGGGAATACGTCCGACGGCTTGGAGACATAGGTAACTTCGGTCTGTGCAACTGCCGTAGCGGTCATGGGCGCAACCTGAGATAAACTGAGACGCAATATAGCCGATCAAAGTCAGGATATGACCAGCATTCCCAATAATCTGACCCTGATTAGGGAAGACTTCCAGAAAGCCGGGTCTCTGACCGAGCTCAAGGCTGCCATGGGGGCCGCTGCCACCGACTATGTGATGGTCGCTGGGATCTGGGACATCGTTGATGTCTCCGGGGTTCTGGATGGGGATGTCCATTACCTGCCCACCCATGTCGCTACCCGCCGTGCTTTCCGGTATTCCCGGCCAGTGCTGGCCTACGATCCGGTGCTGTTGGCCCAGTTCAACTATATGGGCCTGCCGATCCTGCACCGATCCCTGATTCCCCTGGTCCCGGATACTGCCGTGGAACCCTGGCATGTGGCTCTGGTCCGGGCTCAGCTGCAGGGAGCCAGCTTCAGCCTGGTGGCCGGGAGCCATACGATCATCGAGCCCTGGCCACGCCCTGAGCTGAGTGGGGCATATGCCCACTACCACCACTCGCTCGATCCAGCAGCGACCATGGAGGCCGTGCCGACGGTTCTGGTACAGGAGATCAACCAGCAGCCGTTCTATACCCTCCGGGACCCCCGGGCTGAATCATTCAGAATTTTCTGCCGGAACTGCTCCAACGACTTCATTGGCAGCTTGGCCGCCTCAAACGTGGTGGTCGAGACTCTGCCGGAGTTTGACTACAACCGGATACGCGACTCAAACGCTACCTATGTAGCCTGGTTCGATGGAATTGAGGGGGCCAACGACGACAAGGTCCTGAGCCAGCTGCAGGTGGGACTGGAATTCCCTGGTGTTGTGGTCATCTCGCCCCGGGTGGTCGCAGACCTCACCCTGGAAACCTATCGTTTGCCGGCAAATGGCATCTTCAGTGGGCTCGATCCCGCCGCATGGATGGCACGAACTCGTGATCTGGGTCCCACTCTCCCAGTGGCTGGCTATACCAATACACAAGCTATTTTGGGAAAAATTTCGTAGGATTCCCTGAATCCATCAGGGGTTTCTCTATGTCTCTCACCAACTCAGCTGCAATCCAGCTGGCACCGCAGCGATACAGAGAACCCCTGTTACAGACACTGGACGAGTTCCAGATCAAGAATCCGACCGAGTTCCTTGCCACAGTCTTCTACGAATCGAACTACCTGGAGACTCTCTCCGAGAATCTCAACTACACCTGCGATGCACTGCTGAAGCGATTCGGTCGCCATCGCATCACCTACGCTGAAGCCATGAAGTACGGGCGTAACCCGCCCAAGCCGGCGTACCAAGAAGCCATCGCCAACTGTATCTACGGTGGTAAATGGGGCCGGGACAACCTCGGCAACTATCTGCCGGGTGATGGCTGGCATTACCGGGGCCAAGGTGCCATCCAGCTCACTGGTCGTGAGAACTGGGAGCTCTTCGGGACCTACCTGGGACGCGAAGACATCGCCTGCAATCCTTTCATCGTCCTCAAGGACCCCTTGCTGGCTTGCCAAACCGCCGGCTGGTTCTGGTCGAAGCTTAAGAAACTCGACCAATACGGCAACGACATGAGAGCTATCACCAAGAAAGTGACCGGTGCTTCGGATACCGCCATCAAGACACGGATGGCGTACCAGGCCCGGGTCAAGCAACTCATGATTGCCTAACTACCGGACGAACGACTCCATGACTGTGATCTCGACAACGTCCCAAGAGGCCCTGCCGTACGCTGCAGGAGCCACCTATGTGACTTTCCTCACCCAGATGCCCCCGGACATCGTCCTGGGTGCCTTCGCCGGCTCAGTGATCTTCCTGCTGGGTGTCAACAACAAGCCCAAGTGGCAGTGGTTGATCTACTTCCTGATCGCATTCCTGGCAGGCCTGCTGGGAGCCAAGCCCGTGGCTGGTATCGGCGAGGGCATGCTTGGTCTGGTCGGTATCCAGGTCCAGCTGTCCCATGGCCTCGGTGCGATGTTCGCAGCTGCCTGCACCATCAACGTCATCAGCTGGTTCAGGGACAATCCCTCAGTGTTGCTGCAACGCTTGAAGAAGGGAGGTAACGCCTGATGTCCATCTGGACCCTGATCTCAGTCGCAACATGTGCTGCTCTGGTGGTTCGATTGCTGTTCTGGACCGACGAGCATCGCCGTGAATCCCGCTGGTATTACCGGGTGCTGCTGTTCCTGGTCACGATCTACGCCGCCAGCAACGTAGTCGATTTCCTCTACCACCCAGCCGTCCCAGTATCAGGATGGTTTGCCCTGTTCCACATGGCGCTGTTGTTCGGTGCCTTCATCATTCGTCCGCAACACCTACCCTGGAATGGCCAACATGACTCTGCAAGTGAAGCTCGTGGTGCTCGTAGTGACATTGCTTCTCGGCTTCGGTACGGGCTTCGGAGTCCGAACGTACATGGCGGGGAAGCACAACCTGCAAGTCGAAAATACGGCACTGTCACGGGCTCTCACCGCATCCATTGATTACCAGGCGAAGGTAGAAGCCCGGGATACCAAGAACCAGGTCCTGCAATCGCAACTCGCTACCCTCGACAAGGAACTCACCAATGCCCGTACGACCGCGCTTTCTGATAATGCTGCTCTTCGCTCTGATCTTGCTGTGGCTCAGCGGATGCAGCTCAAAGGCACCACTTGTCCGAGCCGATCCGCCAGCGATCAAGCCAGCCCCGCTGCCGGCGTGGATCATGGAGCACAAGTCGAGCTCTCTCCCGAAACTCGACTCGCTGTTTTCGATCTCCGCGAGTCCATCATCGGTGATCAAGCCGCCCTTGAAGGCTGCCAGTCCTACGTCCGACGACTAGGCCTGTACCCCTAAAAAGAAGGCCCCGAAAGGGGCCTTTTTTTATGCCTGCAATTCCGTCACTTGGGACGGGCGAAGAACTGCTCGGACGGGATGGCATCCCCCGGGTACACCAGCTGTACGTTGGTCCGGGCGTGGGGCGTACCGTTCGGCGCGAACACCACCAGTGACAGGTGGCCATGCCCCAGAACCTTGCTGACGATGCCGATCATGGGCTCGGTGATCTTGCCCTCCACCTGCTCGTAGTAGTGCACCTGGTCACCCAGCTCCACGGGCTTGCAGGGGTTGAGTGCTGGCGACGGATCAGCTGCAGCCGGGAGCGTGGTCTCGATCTCGTCCACCACCAGTTCTGCTCGCTTGCTGCCGTGCAATTGATCCCGCAGACGGAAGCCCAGCAGTGGCCACATCTTCTCGACAGCCTTCTTCCGGGCGATTTCACGACCCAGTTTGATGTCGAAGTTCCTGGCATCGGCGCATGCCGATTCGCCGACCACGGTCATGCCGTTCCGCATGGTGAGGCAGCAGACTGTGGTCGTGGTACCGGAAAAGACATGGTACTGGGCTTCGATGATCTCTCGTTCGAGGTCTTCGGGCAGGACACGAGGGGCGGTCAGGCCTCTGGCCTGGATCTCTTGTTCGAGCGATTGCGGTTCCATGAACTCTCCGATTAGTGGGATATTGCGGGAGCAATTCTCACACTATGTCGATTGAAATGATACTGACCTATGCTCCCATGAAGCCCTGCGCGAAGAACACGGCCTC